AGATTTAATTAATACTTTAACAGAAGAAAAATATAATGAGTTTGAAAAAACATTTGGTCATTTACTAGATGGTAATGATGGTTGGCAAGGTTTTTCTAAAAATGTAATTTATAAAACTATTAAAATGGGTATTGAAGCAAGTGATTATAAGTTTTATCCAGATGTACCATTATTAAATGATGTACCTGCTGAAGTAAAACCATTTGCATTTATATTTAAAACATTAGGCATAGATGCAGATTTAAAACCATATTATGCAGAGGGTGCTAAAATTAATAATACTATTAATGATACACTATCTTATGATGCTAGAATAGATGCTAATAGTAAAATCATTCCAAAAGATAAACTAATAGAATCTGTTATGCCTCCACATAAAATGAATTATACAGAACAAAATATGAGTCTTAAATTTAGACAACATGTTTATGATAACTATCAAGATAAATCTTTACCATTAACATTTAGAACAAATAATTATATGGCAGTTATGAAAACTGATTCAGCTTGGGTTGGTGAAATGACTGATGTAGATACAGGTAATCAAGCAGCAGTATTTGCAAGTCCTATAGATTCTATAAGAGCTGGTGTTAGAGTAATGATTAATAACTCTACATTAATTAATAATAATACTACTAAAAGATATGGTGATGAACCTACAATTGAAGAAATACTTTCTACATATGCAGAAGATACAGATATATATTTACAAGCTTTAGAAGAAAAAACTGAATTTTCTAGAGATACAGCTATTAACTTTTTTGATTCTACACAAGTAAATAAATTAATTAAATTTATGATTGAACATGAAATGGGATCAGAAGCATTTAATAATTACTATCCACCAGAAAATCAATTGTACTTAGATGCTATGATATTAGAAGGATATGATTTAGGTATTAATAGTTATGGTGGTAAACTAGGTAAAGTAAGATAATGATCTCTTATCCATTTACTCCAGAAGATGCTCAAAAAACATTTGAGAAAGAAACTACACCAGTTGAATATAATGTATCTGATTTTGGTACAGGTTTTAAAGATGAAAACTTGCCTTATATGGCAATTGAATATTTAACAAATAATCAAGATTTTCCTGCTGATGAAAATTATAATCCAAAACAAGATCCACAAATACAACCTTATAATGATTTCTATGATCATTTTATGTTTAGTAAAAGTGCAGCTGAAACTACATCTATTATAAGTAAGTTAGATCAACAAGCTGAAACAAACTATGCTAGTCCTTGGTATCATCTTGGTAGAGTTACAGGAGCTTTTTTAGATCCATCATCTTTATTATTATTTACTAAAGCAGGGCAAAGTGCAAAGTTATTTGGTACAGCATTTGCTGCTGAAGAAATAGCAAAACAAAATATAGATCCTGTTAGAGATGATAGTTATGTTCCTTGGACTGTAGCTGGTGGTTATGGATTACCATATGTAATTAATAAAATGGCCAAAGGTAATGTAAGTGCAGCAACACATCAAAAGATTATCAAATCAGATGAGTCTTTTCATGCACCACCAAAACAAATTACACAACAAATATATGAAGATGGTAAATTTATTAATCCTAATGAAAGATCTACAACAGGAAGTGTGGGAGCTGCTGCTAATGAAACTAAAATTAAAGCTACACCATTAGAAGAATTTCAAGGTGAAAAATTTGTTAAAAGTAATTTAGGTGTCTTTGGAGAAGATGGTCCTTGGACTAATGTATTTAGAGTTACTAAAGCTGTATCTAAAAATGCAAGAACTATGATTGCAGATATATTAGATACACCATTATTAAAATTAAAAAATACTAAACAGTATGGTTTTAAAGCAACAGATCCATCTATTGAACTACAACTTAGAATGAGAGAAGTAGGATCTATAGAAGCTATGAAAGATATTAAAGAACAATACATGAAGTATATTGCTAGAGTACAAGGTTCACATCCTAAAACTGAAATAGGTTTGAATATGCACAATATTATGAATAGTCAAATGTCTTTAGCTCAGTTTAGTAGAGAAGTTACATTAACAAGATTAAAGGGTATGCAGAATGATATTCCAGAAATAGCACAAGCTGCAAGAATTACACAAGATAAAGTATATGGACCAATAGGTAAAGAAATGCAAGAACTTGGTATTCGTAAATTACCTATTGAGAGAGAATTAAATTTCTGGAAAGGTACAATGGACACAATGAAAAAGAAGGGTGAAACTTCTAAATCATTTAAGTCTAAAGTAGATGGTACTACATCACAATATTCTGCAACAGAAATCAGAAATAAAATTGCTAAGTTAGAAGAACGCTTAAAAGCGTCAGATGGTTTAATAAAAGATTATGTTAATATAATTTATAATAAAACCAATATAGATAAAAACAAAGAATTGTTTAAAAATATAATTAGAGAAGATCTAATTAAAAGAGGAAAGTATATTAATGAAAAAAAATTAAATACTTTAGTAGATGATCTAGCAGGACATTTTCCATTTCAAAGATTTGAAAAAACAAAATATACTGATGATGTTAAAGATCTTATATTTGAAAGATATGCTTTTAACAGACCTAGATATGCTAGAGCTACAAGAGCTAGAGAGTTAAACCTTCTACCAGAAACACAAGTAAAACTATTAGAAAATGATTTTATGGTTAGTGATATTTTCTCACTAATGAAAACATATTATAGACAAGTAACTCCAGACATTTTATTTACTAAAAAATATGGAGATCCAAATGGTCTAGGATATAAATACATAGATGAAGCTCAATCAATGACCTTTCCTGGATTATATCAAGTAGCTGAAGAATATAACATTAAAGCATTTAAGGCAAAAACTAAGGCACAAAAAGCTAAAATTATGGCAGAAAGAAACAAAGTTCTAGAAGATCTAGAAGCTGGTATTGAGCTGGTTAGAGGTACATATGGATTACCTGCTGATCCTCATGCTTGGACATCTAGAGCTATGAGAACAATGAAACATTATAATGCTTTAACAATGCTTACAGGTTTCTTTGCAGCAGTAGCTGATGTACCAAGAACTGTTATGACATCTGGTATTCAAAGAGGTTTTAAAACTCAGTTTGAAATGTGGGGAGATATGCTGTCAAATAAAAATAGAGGTATTTTTAAGGCAGGTAAAAAAGAAGCTCAGTCTTTTGCAGAAGCAGTTGATATGGTTACTGGACAAAGAGCTATGCTTTTTTCTGATATTGGAGATATGTTTGGTATGTCTTCTAAAGTAGAAGGTATGATGGGGAAAGCAGCTAACTTTAATTTTATGTATATTAACATGATGTCTAGATGGACAGAATTTATGAAAAGTGCAGCATCTGTTACTATTGGTTCTAGAATCTTAGAAGACTCTATAAAATGGAGTAAAGGTACTTTGTCAGATAAATTTAAAACTAAGTTAGCAGCTTCTGGTATAGATGAAGAAGTAGCAAAAAGAATTGCAAAAATGCACGAATCACATGGAACTAAAACTACACATAACTTTATGGCTAATACAGTAGAATGGACTGATGACTTAGCTAAACAAAGATTTGGTGCAGCGTTAAATAAAGATATTAATATTACAATTGTAACGCCAGGCAAAGGAGATACACCTTTGTTTATGAACTATGAACTTGCTAGTACTATTGTACAGTTTAAAAAATTTGCAATGGCTTCTACACAAAGAATGTTAATGAGAGGTATGCAAGAAAAAGATATGGATTTTTTATTTGGTTCTATGTTGTTAATGGGATCTGGTATGTTGGTAGACTCAGTTTACACAACATTTAGATTTGATAAAGATTATTCTAAAAAATCTTTAACAGCAAAACTATTAGCAGCGTTTGATAGATCTGGATTAGGTGGAATATTTGTAGATGTTAATAGATCTATAGAAGCTCTTACAGATAATAGAATTGGTATAGCTCCATTAATGGGTGAAGGTAAACCTTATGGTTCTTCTATGAAATCTAAAGTAGGATTGCTTGGTCCTTCGGCATCACAAATTTATAATATTTTTGATATTATGTATGATGTAGGTGGTAAATCATATAATCATTATACAGCACGTAATGTGCGTAGATTAATTCCATTTCAGAACGTATGGTATTTAGATTGGCTATTTGACGATTTAGAAAAAGGACTTCGATTTAAATAATGAGTATAATAATTTCAGACGTAGAACCACGAGTTCAATATACAGCAACAGCTGGACAAACTAGCTTTACTGTTGGATTCGAGTTTTTTGATAATGCAGATTTAAAAGTATTTAATGGTACATCACTATTAACTTTTTCGGCATCACCTACAAACGCATCACAGTATTCTGTATCTGGTGCAGGACAAACTGGTGGAGGATCTATTACATTAGGTTCGCCTGGAGCTACAGTAAATGATGTAATTACAATATCTAGAGATTTAGCAATAGCTAGATCTACAGACTTTCCAACATCTGGAGCTTTCCAAATAGCTTCATTAAATACAGAATTAGATAAAATTATTGCTATGGCACAACAGCTTGAAAGAGATCAAAAATTATCTCCAAGAGTTGCTACAACTTCTTCTTCTTCATTTAATCTTACTTTTCCAGATATGGTTGCAGGTAAAGTATTGTCTGCAAATTCTGGTGGTACAGGATTAGAATTTACTGTTGATGCTTCTGGATTATTAACAGCAGAAGCAAATGCAGCAACATCAGCAACAAACGCAGGTAACTCAGCAACAGCAGCAGCAGGTTCTGCAACGTCAGCAGAAAATGCAAAAAACGCAGCTGAAGCAGCACTTGATACATTTGATGATGATTTCTTAGGATCTAAATCTAGTGATCCTAGTGTAGATAATGATGGTGCTACTTTAGCAGATGGAGCTTTATATTTTAATACTACAGATAATGTAATGAAAGTGTATGACTTAGGTAATACACAATGGAAACAATTAGTACCAACTACTTCACAACAAACTAATATTGATGCTGCAGTTTCTAATGCAACAAATATAAATAATGTTGCTAGTCAAATTAGCCCAACAAATAATATTTCTACAGTTGCTGGTTTATCATCTAGTATATCAACTTTAGCAAGTATGTCTGGATTAAGTACATTAGCAGGTTCAGCTACAGCTGTTACAACTGTTGCAAATAATTTAACAGCAGTAAATAATTTTGCTGATGTATATAGAATTGCAAGTTCAGCACCAACATCAAGTCTTAATGCAGGTGATTTATATTTTGATACTACAGCTGATGAATTAAAAGTTTACAAATCTGGTGGGTGGGCAGCAGCAGGTTCAACTGTTAACGGAACAAGCAATAGGTTTGAATACACAGCTACAGCAAATCAAACAACATTTACTGGTGCTGATTCAAATTCAAAAACTTTAGCATATGACGCTGGATTTATAGATGTATATTTAAACGGAGTTAAACTTGCAAATTCAGATTACACAGCAACTTCTGGTTCATCAATTATATTAGGAAGTGGTGCTGCTGTTAATGATATTTTAATGATAGTAGCTTATGGTACATTCCAATTAGCTAACATATCAATTAAAGATTTAACAGATACACCTGCAAGTATTGGTACAGCAGGACAAGCTCTTGTTGTTAACTCTAGTGCAAACGCATTAGTATATTCAAATGCAAGTTCAGCAGAAGTTTATGGTTTTGAACAATATTATAATCCATCTACATTAGTTAGAACAGTAACTGTAGTTTCAGTTGGTGGTTCAAATAAATATTTTATAGATGGTGTTCAACAAGATACTTTAGATTTATACGAAGGTAATACTTACATATTTAATTATCCTTCTGGACATCCATTTAAATTTTCAACTACTTCTGAT